AAATACGGCTGATTACTGACATGGTAGTGAATGTTTCCGCGTTTCGGATGAGAGCGGCGGCGTCAAGATTATACTCAATATCATAGTCACCGTTGACCAGATACTCGGGAAATGTGTCTCCATCTTCAACACACCCTTGGATGTGAAGGCGGGTAGATTCTTTAAAATCATCTTTGAGCTTCTGGAAAGATTTGGCCGTAACTAATACAACACCATCATGCCCATCATCCCAAGAACCACAGAAGTTATCTCCGGTCCAGCTTACATCAACGTGAATTTTATTTGCTTCCATATTGAGGCTTTTGAATTTTATTATTTAGTGATTGAATTGGGGAGAGAGGAGGATGGCTTATCGCCATCCTGCCTGTTTCCAAATGCTATTCAATAAGAATTGACTTAGCGTTTCACTTGGTTTTCCTCTCACCGTAACCTTGCCTTTCTTTGAAGGATGCTTAAATTGTCGGTGGTCTCCTTTGGTGGTCATTAGAACCCAACCGTCTTCTTCAAGCATTTTGATTACTTCCTTTACTTTGTACTTGTTCATGTTGTTCTTGTTTGACATTGCAAAGGTAGTAATTTTTCTACTTTCTACAAGGTTTTCAGACACTTTTTTTCAAAAAAATCACTATTCCTCCGGAATAAATTTCACGCTCTCGCTCCATCCGTCGGCCAGTCGGTCGGAACGTGGCCAGATTGCCGTGATGGAGTCCGGTGTTTCCTCAAACCTTACTCCCCACACGCTTTTGGCACGGTCTTTCATCGCTTTTACAAGGCTGTTGTATGTCCGGGGCGCATCATCCATCGGAACGCTGCACACTGCCACATCGACACTGCCTTGACGGTGGATTATCTTGGCCCTTTCTTTCATCTCTTGTCTTTGCTTATAAATTGGCCCGTGGCTGCATCTCTCGGCGTTGAGGGATAAAGACCACGGGCAAAGTTCTCTTTTCGCGTTGCTGAGGTTTTCTTGGCGCGGTAAGCGTAATCCTCGGCTCGGTACTGTTCGGAGTGTTCCAGACCTAACCGCCGGGCGGTACGCCTTACCCAATCGGGATTCTCGCCAATCAGCAGGGCAATAACATTATCTCCCATGTCGGCATAATTGAGTTTGAGGAACTGAATCTTTTTTGGGTCACTCAATATACTGTGCCGGCACGGGTGCGGGCGCAATGGCAGATTGAATTTCTCTCGGGCATACTTCCGTATTGTCTCAGGTTTTATCCCAAAGACTGCAGCCATTTCTACAAGACTCCTGCCGTCACGCCACATCCGGCAGAACCGTTCACAATCGCTCTCCTGGAGTATCTTCTTCACGGGGTTATAGTTAAAGGGGGGGGGCGATTACCTTATGTCGAGGCGCTTGCCGATAAACTTCAGTGAACTTTTTACTGTCATCTCCTTTTCCTCCTTATTTCACATGCCCTTTCTCCAGACACCACACAAGCAGCGAGTAGAGAGCGTCGATGAGTTCGGGGGATGAGAAGCATGAGGTTTGATAAGTCAATGTTCCGCCATCGCAGGTTGCATACGACACAACCCAATATCCCGCTGGATGATTATACACCTGCAATCTTGCGGATTCACCTTTTACATCAAGCGTCTTCGGCAGGATGTCAAGAATGTCGGTGAGGGTGAAGATTCTGCACTCCTCTACATAGAAGTGGCCGTTGACGCAGTATCTTACAAGTTGCGCTTCTTCTCCACACACATAAGCGTATCTGCCAGCGCCATTGAAATCTATGCAAATTTCACTCGCCCTTTCGGGGCTTACTCCAAGCTCTATGAGCTTTGCCGATTCCTCGGCGGTTAACAGGTTTCTCATATTTCAATTCCTTTATTTTCCATTTCGGTTATTATCCGTTTGGCTGCTTCAAGGTCTGACATTCTGTTGAGGGCTGCGTTCATATTGTCCTTAGTCTGCCACAGAGCGATAGATGCATTGTCGTTGCGATTTTTGAAAAAGTCTATCTGTGCGGTTTTATAAGCCGCCACAGCCGTCTCCACGGCTTTCAGTCCATCAAACAGCATAGACTCCAAACATTGATGTACGGTTGGTTTCATATCTTTATTTTTTCGTTTGATAGTTTCTTAACTCCCCATGCTTCAAGGACTCCATTGTGGCCTAAAAGACGCGAAAGAGGATAATGGTCGATTCCGTTATATTGGGGATTCGGGTCGAATACGATGTTACAGTTTGCATCAATCACAACCATGTGCAGTCCTTCATTCAGCTTCTGGGCATTGAAATGATGAGGAGAAAGGACACTGCCAAATAAAAAGCCGTCTATCGTATCTTCGGGCTTTATGGCTGAGAGCATGAATTCATCAGCTAATTGAGGATATGGGCGGAAGCAGTCCGTAGGATACCACAAGTCCATTTTCTTTTCATTAAAGAACCGTGTTCCCCACTGATAGCCATTGTCATTCAGTACGGATTCCATTCTCTGCCACCAATCCTCATATTCCACAAAGTTGCACACTGAATCATATTCTAATTCAAGAAGCGAGCATAGTGTTGCTTTCATGCAGTCGCCGTTTTCAGAGGAATTGATTCGTTGATATACTTGTTTCACTTCAATCTATCTTAAATGTCTAAAATAATGCGTTTTGCAATTTTAATTCCACCGAATTTGGGGGAATTAAAGTTTAGTATCATATCACTTCTCGTTTAGCAGTTCGGGGTTGTCCTTATGGCATGGGCAGTCGGGGTCGTGGAGGATGGATGGCGATGACACTCTGCCTCTATTATCATACTTGATATAATAATGGCCGTCAAAATAGATGCGGCTCATGCAAGGGTTGTTACGTGGCGCTTGAGGCATAGACTGTGAGAGTGCATTTGAGTCTGCACATCCGCTCAGGCACACGGCGCAGAGGACGGCTGCGAGGATGGTTGTAAGGTGTTTCATTTTATCAGTTCAAATTCGTAAACAAATACATAGGGGTTGCTCTCAAATGTTCCTTTGCCGGATATGCGGTCTATCAAGGCGGCGTAGGCTTCACGTGGAGTTTTGAATTTAGAATTGCATAGATTAGGATACCAATAGGAAACGCCTTGAAATCCTACATTTTCAGCCATCCAAATTCCCTCCTTGATACAATCCTCATCGGATATATCCTGCAACCGCTCCACACGCACGTTAGTGATGCGGATTTGGTGGGGCATGAGGTCGGCTCGGACAAATAACTTGTTAAACCACCCCATGTCAGCAGGAATGGATATAGGGTTGAGGATAAAGTCTCTATATCTTTGCGCCACGGCTACGACCTCGCCGACTTGATAGCGTGATTTTTTGACCGTTTCAGCCCAATTGCCAAGGGGTGTACCATCGGGGCATATCCGCCTCGTCATCGTCTTTCGACCGCTCAACACGGCTTCGGTGAGTCCGAATTTATCTGAGAACATTATCTTTTTCATTGCTTCTTCGGTTTAATGGTGATGGTGACTTCGAGAGGGTCGGAGTCCCATGTGAGGGAGGGAAATAAATTATTGGGGAATAGACCTGTTTCATCTAAATCCACTACATTGGCACCCTCTTTATGATACCATACTCGATTTCCTCTTCTACATTCTGAACTATCTGAGAATACAATATTTCCACTCACTGAACGAGTAAGCCATCCGTCAATGGTCACTTCCTCCGTTTCCTCCACGTTGAAGTCAAGGTCGGAGGCTTGGTAAAATCGGTTCATGTCGGGGTCGGAATACACAACGTCTGATGCGCCACTCCATTCTCTAACCTCAATCACCTTGCCGTCTGATTTTCGTATAGCTTTCATACTTCTGTTAATATCTCGGTTGTGAAATGTCAATATCGCATTCATGGCACAAGTCGCATACCTTTGACTTATCTCTAAGGCACATCCTCTTAGGTTTCTTTTCCCTCACCTTATTTCGACTATATGGATTTACAGGTGATAGGTTGAGAACCTCGTTTGCGAACTCAGCCAAAAATCTTTGCTTTAGTTCATTGGTCGGGAATTGCAGTGCCATGATTCTTACCATCGAAACCAATACTTTTGCGGTCTGTTGTACGGTTAGTTCCTTTTCAACAATCGCATTGAATTGTTCGATTGTAAAATCTGTCAGCTCTTCGGGTGTCATGCGTCACCTCCTTTCAGCGGCGGGATATACATCCATTTCAACACTCGGCAGTCATAATACCAATCATCCGGGAAATGCCATGCTCCTGCAAGGAAATAGGAGATTGCATGGCGCAGCTCCTTATCCTCACAATCGGTCTCAACAAGCACCTGTCTATCATCCTCCGGAAGCTCCACCTCCGGGTCTTTCCACTGCGAGGCGAGGGCTTCGGTGGCTCCGGCGAGGTAGGCTTGCTGAACATCTTTGGAGTCAAAATAAGGGGCAAGGTGGTCGAGGGGGTGAGCTGGTCTACTTATAGCGCGGATAAGTTCTTTCTCGGCATACGCTTTCGCTTTTTCTTCGGTTGTCATGCGTCGCCTCCTTTCTCTGCTAACACGAAATATACGTGCTTTTTGTCTGCTCTTTTTTTGTCGTTGCACTTATTTAAAGGGCAAGCATGATGATAGCCGGCATTACGGCCAAAGCAACAATCGTCACAGCTATTTTCAAGCTTATATTCTTTCGCCATAACTTTGTAGCCGTTGACAACGCCAATTCCGCCAATTGGGATTTCATGATTCTTTTTCATTCTCTTCGATATTTGGGTCTTTTAGAGGGCATGTTCCCGTCTTTTCATCATACTGCGGCGCAACCCAAATCAGGGTATCTTCTACCGGTTCTGACCATGGTATGTATCGCTTGCAGTTCTTGCAGATGGCCGGAGCCTTCTCCTTAAAGAAGTTGACTCCGACACAATAGGCATAGTCTTGATTCATTCGCTTTGACTATTTTTGAGTTCTTTAATCAGTGCATCAGCGCAGGAGACTGCATACTTGGCTGCATCTTTGCTAAATGAGCCCTTTGATACCTCCGCTCCCATCACCTCTTTTGCTATCTCATAGCGGCGCTGCTCCCAATCGGGTTCTCGTTGGTCTCGAATCTTGCGATTGATGGATAGTATTGCATCCATCGTGCGTTGTTCTATTACTGTCATTTTTGTGGATTATTGGTTTGACTTGTGATTAGTACCAGAAAAGGACTACAAAATCATTACGCTGGTCGCTCAATGCAATCCATTTGGCGATAATGGCAATGACTTGATTGGCACTCTCCTCTATGTCGTAGAGTTTTGCCCATTTCTCAAAATCCTCTTTATCCGAGGCGATTTTGGCGATGAGGTCTCCGAGTTCGGCGCGTGGCACTTCAAGCCGTTCCGAACACTCTACATCCTCACCCTCCCATATTAGGCCGGGGCAGTTCTCGGCAAGCATACGATTGATAGCCTCTGACTTTCCATTGAAGTTATCATACAAACGACGTTTTACCTGATAGATTTCGGCTACATGGATTCTGTATCCCATATTATTTCGGTTTATTGGTTTGACTTTGTTATCTCTTTGATGAAGTCGAGAGTCCGGCGGTTGATATATCCCTGCCAGCATCCCATTGACTTTGCCCAGTGGAATCCGTTTCGTTTCAACTGTATTCGCGTTTCCACATCCGGGACGCCGGAAAAATAAACTCTCACCCGATTCTCAGAATAGCATTCTTCGATTGTGATGTCTCCGACGCTGTATTCTTTATCCTCCTTTGATGCCAGACTCTCAGCCTTTGCAAGCTGCTTTTTGGCGGCATTGATTTTGGCATTGTTATTGGTGAGAGTGTAGCCGGGGAATATAAGGTTTTCCCGGACTATCCGCGTTGCTTTGGCCTCAGAGACACCAAGAGTAACTATCGCGTCAATCTTTTCGATATGCGTCAATTTGGAGTTTCGCAGAATCTTGTTTGACCCTTTCATCTGCTCCTGAAGAGTGGTGAGCTTGGCAACCTTCTCTTTCAGCCGCTATATCGCGTCATCATCACCGAGATAGATGTTATCGTTATTTTCAACCGCCTCGGCTTTCTGTCGATAGTAGGCGGCTTTCTCTGACTCGTGAACACTCCGCATCATTGCCCCGTGGGAACACTCCAGGGCGCGGCGGTGGGCTTTCTCGGAGTGATGGCCGACGAGGATAGGCTGACCGAGGGGAATATTCTCAACGGCGGCGCTGCTGGCATTGAAAGCGGCGGTGGCTCTCTTTTCGGCATTCTCGGCGAATTGACGGTAACGCTCCGCCCGGGCCTCTTGTCTCTCTTTCCGTGTCATCTATCTTTGAATTGGAGGATTACCCATGCGTTTTCATAAATCTCGATGTCGTTGATAGCGCAGAGGGTTCGCTTTCCACGACCCTTGTTGACTGCATACCTCACTTCTTTGTCCTGAGGTAGTTTTTGCAACTTGGCTATAAGTTCTTTCACATTCATAGCTGGTGGTTTTATTGGTTTGACTTATGCAATATCTTTCAGCTCTTCATCAAGAGCTCCCCAGAGTTCTTTCAAATCATCGTCGCTGAACTCGGACTCTTCATCAGTTTCCTCGTCGGTGTGGGAGGCGAGGATTTCCGTTACCTTTCCCCAGGCACCTTTGAGGTCATGGCTGGGTGGAGTCCAATAATCGCCTGGGTCGTTGTAGGTCTCAGCACAGCACTCATAGGTTATCTCTATGAGCCATCCGTCGTCATCGTAGCAGAGGTAATTGGTGGCCGGTTCATCGCATCGTCCCCAACCATCCTCATCTTGCTCATAGTAAGACTCTCCGATTTCGTGGTCATTGTTGTGGAGGAGCTCCACGAGGGTAGGAATAAGGGCGTTGAGGTCGGCGATAGTTTTCATTATTGTCTCGGTTATATTGGATTGACTTTTAGTTTGTTATACTGTAAAGTTAGCCAAAAAAAGCGGATTTTGCAATCAGAATGAACACCATTTCACCACCTTAACATTTACTGACGTTTTCCTCTCCGATGATGTGGTCAGCAAGGTTTGACGCTCTATTGGCAAGTACTCTGATATTCATATCTACGATGGGGTCTGGCTCTAACTTGAACCCCCATGTATCCTCAAACTCATAGCACATTGCAGCTATGAGTTTCAACATATCATCCTGCTTGCGACTGACTGGAGCATTGACCTTTTCGGCAATCACTTTATCCATCTTGCGGTCATATTCCTCGGCATAGTCAATCAGCTTATGAATGATTGCAATTAGTTTGGCGCCGTCATGGTCCCTATCTTTCGGAATCTGCCGATTGACAACATTCCCTATGCTACACCACATCTTGAAACGGTCAACATCTACATATTCAAAATATCGCTTTACATAGTTTGAGTATGCTTGAAACGCGGAGCCATAGGATTTGGCGAGGCAGGCGCTGTGCTCTTCGATGCAGAGCTTTATGAGGCGGTTGTGCTTCTTGAACTCGCTGATACGTTTTTCCCGGCAATGATTCACGAACCGGGCAGCATAATCAAGAGCGAGGGCTACAAGCATCTGAGGGATGAAATTCATCTTGACGGCAAGTGATACCCCGAACATATTGTTAGCCTCTTCCGGACTTATCGCCTTTGGGGCCTGGGGGCGCTTGGACGGAATATGTATGCCTAAATCGAATGCCGGACGAATGGGCATTGCGTTCGGATCAATACCCATCTTCGCCAGCATCTCTTTGTCTAATGGTGATAGATTCATGTTATTGGAAAATTAAAGCGGCCCGGACTTTGGATCCGAACCG